CATCTGGAACCAGAACCTGGCAGGCGTAGCCGTCACCGACGACACCGCGCTCGGCATCGTGACTCTGTGGCGCTGCGTGGAGCTGATCAGCTCGACCATTGCCGGCCTGTCGGTCCACGTCTACCGCGACGGGGAACGCATCGACACGCCTGCGATCATCATCCAACCCAACCCGACCGAGAACCGCATCGACTCCTACTCGGCGCTCATAACGTCGATGCTGCTACGCGGCAACGGGTACGCCCGCCTCGGGGACTTCGACCGGTTCGGCCACCCCCGCCAGCTCGTCGTCCTGAACCCCGACGCCGTCCAGGTGCGCCTTTCCGAGGCGACAGGGGCGATTACCTACCAGGTCGGCGACTCGACGTTCACCGCCGCCGAGATTCTCCACCTGCGTGGATTCATGCGCCCCGGCCACATCGTCGGCCAGGGGGTGCTCGACTCGCAGAAGCACGCCCTAGGCCTCGCCATCGCCGAGCACGAATACACCGAGCGGACCTTCTCGGAAGGGTCGATTCCGTCGGGGATCATCAAAACAGACACCGACCTGTCGCCCGAAGCAGCCACCGACCTCAAGAAGGCGTGGGTGCAGTCACACGGCGGCCGGGATCGCACACCCGCCGTCCTCTCGGGTGGCCTCGACTACAAGGCCATCCAGCTGTCGAACTCGGACCTGGAGCTCCTCGAGGCCCGCAAGTGGTCGGCTACACAGGTGGCTGCGCTGTTCGGCGTCCCCGCCCACCTGGCCGGCGCGCCCAGCAGCGACAGCCTCACCTACTCGACGGTCCAGGAGGACTCGAGGGCGTTCGTCCGGTTCGGGCTGCGCCCCAACATCGTGCGCCTCGAACAGGCCCTGTCGACGGTCCTACCCAGGGGGCAGTCGGCGTCGATCAACATCGACTCGTTCCTGCGGGCCGACACCCTGACCCGGTACCAGGCCCACCAGATCGCCCTCGCGGCCGGCTGGGTCACCATCGAAGAAGTCCGAGCATTGGAAGGACTCCCAACATGAGCAACGACATCATCATCCGAGCCCTGGCGGCCGACACCCTCGAGGTGCGAGAGTCCCCCGAGGGGCGACGCATCTGCGGCATCGCTGCGCCGTTCGGCTCTGACTATGACGCCGGCGACTACGTCGAACGCTTTGCCCAGGGGGCGTTCACGAAGTCCATTGTCGAGCGCGGCGACAAGATTCCGCTCCTCGAGGCACACCGCCAGGACGCCATGCCGCTCGGCCGGGCCACCACCCTCGAGGAACGATCCGACGGCCTGTATGCCGAGTTCCTCGTCAGTAGAACGGGGCGAGGCGACGAAGCCCTGCAACTCGCCCGCGACGGTGTCATGCACTCGTTCAGCGTCGGGTTCGTACCGGTGCGCGACCACCGCCGCAAGACAGCCGACGGCCGCCCCCTCCTCGAACGCCAGGAGGTGAAGCTGCACCACGTCGGCCTCATCTCAGAGGTTCCCGCCTACGGCGACGCCCGGGTCCTCGCCGTGCGCGACTTCGACCCCGACGACGAAGAAGCCGCCCCGCTGCTGTCTGTCTGGCGAGCCCGCCTGCTCTAATCAACCAACTGTCACACCCTGTGGCTAATACTTGAAGGTACTGCGCCGAACCATGCGCCGCCGGTCGTGCCGGCACCCGTGGGACACCCAGATACCAACCCACCTACACGACCGGAGAAACACATGGACCTCCTCGACCAGCTCGTCGAGAAGCGTGCCGAGATTGCCGACACAATGTCGGGAATCTGCGACACCGCAGCCGACGAAGCCCGAGACCTGACCACCACCGAGGACGAGAACCTCAAGGCACTCCGCGAGGATGCCGAGAAGCTCGACACCAGGTGCGCCGAGCTGCGCGACATACAGCTCCGCAACGCCGAAGCCGCAGCCCTGCGCGCCGAGGTGACGTCGACCCCTGAGGAAGCCGAAAAGGCAACCGAAGTCCGGGTCAAGGACGAGCCGCTCACCTACTCGACGCACGGCAGCCATTCGTTCCTGCGGGACGTCTACCTGTCCCAGCACCGCCAGGACCCCTCCGCAGGGGCCCGCATCTCCCGACACTCGGCCGAGATGGAGGTCGAGCACCGCGACGTCGGCACCGGCGCATTCGCCGGGCTTGTGGTGCCTCAGTACCTCACCGACGACGCAGCTGCACTCGTCAGGGCCGGCCGGGTCACAGCAAACCTGTGCAACCGGATTCCCCTACCGAACGACGGCATGACGCTAAATATCAGCAGGGTGACAACAGGGGCCGCGACAGCGATCCAGGCCACGGAAAACTCTGCCGTCCAGGAAACCAACATGGACGACACCCTGCTCACGGTGAACGTGCGGACGATTGCCGGCCAGCAGGACGTGTCCCGCCAGGCCGTCGAGCGTGGCACAGGCGTCGACTCGTTGATCATGAACGACCTCGCCGCCGCATATGCCGCCAACCTGGACACCCAGGTCATCAACGGGTCCGGGTCATCCGGGCAGCACCTCGGCATCCTGAACACCAGCGGCATCGGGTCACAGACCTACACGGCCGCCACGGCGACCATCGCCGGCCTGTGGCCGAAGCTGATCGCCACTATCGGCGACATCGGCTCGAGCCGGTACCTCCCATGCGACGCGCTGATCTTCGCCCCACGCAGGTGGAGTTGGATCATCGCCCAGCTGGACGGCAACTCGAGGCCGCTGGTGCTCCCGGCAGCGTCGGGCCCGACCAACGCAATGGGTGTCGGCGACCCAGCCGGCGTCGAAGCGGTCGGCCAGATCGCCGGCGTGCCATGCTTCACCGACGGCAACATGCCCACCGACCTGGGTTCGGGCAGCGACGAGGACGCCATCATCGCAGTCCGCAGGGCCGACCAGCTGCTGTGGGAGCAGGGCAACGGCTCTCCAGCGTTGCTCCGCATGGAGCAGACCATCGGTGGAAGCCTCACCGTGAAGATGGTCGTGTACGCCTACTCCGGGTTCACCGCAGGGCGCTACCCGACAGCGGTGAGCGTCCTCACCGGCACCGGCCTCAACGACACCCTGTAGGCCCCTCCAGAGCTCCCCGCCGGCCCCCCCGGTAGGAGCACCCCGGCCAGTCCAGGAATCACCTCCTGGGCTGGCCGGGCCCACACCCGTAAAGGAGAACGCTGATGGCGCAAGACGACCAGGCGAGGCGAGAAGGCAAAGCGAAAGCCGCCCAGGCAGACGCCGATGGCCGCAACGTCCCCAAGCCCGCGAAGAAGGCGAAGGCGAAGAAGTAGCTCGTGGGCGACTATGTGGCTCTGAGCGAGCTCAAGACGGCGCTCGGCATCTCCGGGTCGGCCGACGACGACTTCCTCAACCTCGCGATCGACGCGGCCGAGAAGTCGATCAACGACCTCTGTGGGCGCAAGTTCACCGCCGACGGCTCGGCCTCGGCTCGCACATACCGGGCTCAGCCGTACCTCGCCGTTACCGACGACATCTCGACGCTGACCGGCCTCATCGTCAAGACGGACACGTCGGCCGACGGCACATTCGACACGACATGGGCGTCGACCGACTACCAGGTCGAACCGCTCAACAACATCACGAAGGGGCGCAGCGTCAACAACCTGCGAGCCATCGGGTCCTACACGTTCCCCGTGTACGGCGACGGCCAGGTCAGCGTCGAGGTGACAGCGAAGTGGGGGTGGCCGGCTGTGCCGGACCCCGTGAAGCAGTCGGCGCTGATGCTCTCCTCGAGGCTGTATGGCCGCAAGGCTTCGGTGATGGGCATCATCGGCGTCGGGGACTTCGGCCCGGTTCGCATCTCGCGCTCCGACCCTGACGTGGCGTTCCTGCTCATGGACTACAAGCGGGCCGGGCTGGCCTGACGATGGCCGACTACTCGGCGATCCGCGACGGAATCAAGACCCGCCTGGCGACGTCGTCGACGTTTATCCAGGTGGCCGACACCGCCCCGGACACGATCAGCCCGCCGTGTGCCATCGTCCTACCCGGCTCACCGGTCGTCGAATACCACCAGGCGTTCGGCAACGGCCTCGAGCGTTACGTGTTCACCATCCTGGTGCTGATGCAACGCTTCGACGTGGCCGCCCAGCAGGACCTCGTCGACAGCCTCATGTCGGGTGCCGGCTCGGTGCGAGCCCTCATCGAGGGCGACCTGACCCTCGGCGGCAACGCACAAACCTGCCAGGTGATGTCGGCGACCTCGTACGGGGCCGTCGACTTCAACGAAACCACCTACCTCGGATGCGAATGGACAACGGAGGTTTACGCATGACCAAGAAGAAGAACGACTACACGGTCGTGGGAAACCACACCGTCCTGGGGCACGACCCCGGCACATCCTTCTCGTCGGACATAACCGACGAGCAGGCCCAGCAGCTCAGCGACGGCGGCCACCTGGCAGCCGGTAAAGGCCCCAAGGAGGCATAAAAAATGGCAGAGTTCATCGGAGGTGCTGGCGCAGCAGTCACTGTGAATAGCGTCGACCTCTCAGACCACATCACCCAGGCGTCGCTGGAGATCAACTACGACGACGTCGAAACCACGGCGTTCGGCGATACGACGCGGACACGCATCGCCGGCCTCGGCGACGCAACCGTCAACATCACCTTCAACCAGGACTACGCGGCCTCAGAGGTCGACGCGACGCTGAACGGCATCGTCGGTACTGCCGTTGCCTTCGAGTTCACGCCCGAAGCCGGGTCAGTATCAGCCACCAACCCGAAGTATTCCGGCTCATGCCTGATCACCAGCTACACGCCGATCGCGGCCGAGGTCGGATCGCTCGCGACGCTGTCTGTGTCGTGGCCGGTAACAGGGGCCATCACCAGGGCTACGTCCTAACCAGAAAGGGGGGCCAACGATGCCCAAGGGAATGAAAGTCGACTTCGCCATCACGCACGACGGCGAAGCCCGAACCGTCACAGCAGGACCCGTGTCCATAGTCGCCTTCGAGCGCAAGTGGGGCGTCGGGTTCATTGCCATGATCAGCCAGCCCCACGTCGAGCACCTGGCGTGGCTGGCCCACGATGCGCTCCACAAGCAGGCCCTGGCCGGCAACGGCCCGGCGATCAAGCCGTTCGACGAGTGGCTTGCGGGCCTCGACGACATCCGTGTCGTCAACGAGGGCGACGAGCCGGTCCCTTTGGCTGGGACTCCCTGACCGTCCAGGTCGCCGCGTTAGCGGTGCGGACAGGGATCTCGCCCAGGGAGCTGTACGAGCTCGACGCCACGATGCTCGACGCGATGTGGAGGGTCCTGTCCTGGCAGGTCGACGAGCAGAAGAAAGCAGCAGACCAGGCGAAGTCGAGGAGGCGTAGGTGACAGTCAAACCGGTAAAGACAAACAAGAAGCTCGCCGGCGACGTCGAAATCTTCGGCCTCCAGGAGATGCAGCGGGCCCTACGCAAGGCACCACCGGAGACAAGGAAGCGCGTCAACGCCGGTTCCAAGGAGGTCGCCGAGCATGTCGTAAAGTTGATGAAGGTTCGCGCCCGCACCGTTCCGCACGCCCGCCAGTACGAGCTCGTCGTGCCGTCGCTGCGGGCCATCGCCGGCCGCACCCCCCGGATGCGTATAGGTGGGACACGCAAGGCCCGTGTGTCGCGCAAGGCGCGCCCCTCTGTCGGCGAGTTCCTCCACGGCGTCGAGTTCGGCGGCCGCGCAAGGAAGCGCACCTCAAGGGGCGGTTCGACGATGCAGTTCGCACCCCACCGGGGCCGCAAGGGGTACGTCATCTTCCCGACGATTGCCGCCTCACATGAGTTCATCAAGAAGGAATACTCACGCCAGATCGAGAAAGTGCTGAGGGGCATCTGATGGCATCACCGGTACGTACCCTCACAGTCAACTTCGTCGGCAATACGAAGGCCCTCGACAAGGCGTTCAAGCGCATTTCCAAGGGTTCGAGCCTCATGTCGGACAGGATGGCGCGGGCAGCGTCGATAGGCATGGGCGCGTTCGCAGGCATCGGCACAGCCGTGGCCGGCGCTGTGATGACCCTCAAGCCGATGATCGCCGCTGCCGCCGACGTCGACGAGTCCCTATCCAAGAACCGCGTCCTGTTCGGCGACGCCGCCGCAGCTGCGGAACGGTTCGCCGAGAGCTCTGCATCAGCGATCGGCATGTCGCGCCGCGACGCCCTCGAGGCGGTCGGCGTGTTCGGTTCCCTGGCGCACGCGATGGGGATGCCACAGGCCGAGGGCGTCGACCTGTCGGTCACGATGACGAAGCTCGCCGCGGACATGGCGAGCTTCGGCAACGTGGGCGTTGAGGAAACCCTGACCGCCCTCCAGGCCGGCCTCCGGGGCGAAGCCGAGCCGCTGCGCCGCTTCGGCGTGCTCCTCGACGCCGCAACGCTGAAAACCAAGGCCCTCCAGATGGGTCTCGTCGACAACGAGAAGAAGGCCCTCACGCCGCAGGTAAAGGCGATGGCCGCCTACGAAGTCATCCTGGAACAGTCGACAATCCAACAGGACGACTTCATCCGGACCGCGGACGGCCTAGCCAACCAGCAGAAGATCCTCGCAGCCACGTTCGACAACATGAGCGTCCAGATCGGCGAGAAGCTCCTGCCGGCGTTTACGTCGATTGTTACGTTCCTCAACGAGGAGTTCGTTCCCGCGTTCGAGGACGCCCTGGACGACCCGTCGGTAT